AACAATACATCTGTGCTACCAACTTTTGATGGAGTTCCGAGACATAATCCACTTGCAAATCTTACTCAATTACCAATGGGATTCCCATATTCAGATGCTATTGGTAACACTTTGAGATATGCTACTGGTAATTATGATCCAAAAGTTCCCATTAAAGGTGGGCAATCTGCTGCATTAGAACTTGCTGTTTTGAACTCAATTGAGAATGAAATACGAAGTGGAAGAATAAGAAAGGATCCTAATAGACCAGGATATTTTACTGTTCGTGGTGACCAACAATCTTATGAAGGTCCTGGTGGTTCTTTAACAAATAATTATTTGACAAATGCTTCTGCACAAGGATTTTTGCAGGCATATAGTTTTAAACCGGGTAAGAAAGGTGTAGATGTTAAAGATAGATTTAATCTAACTGGTGGTCGTAATATAGGTGGTGCTGCATTTGTTAGTAATGCTATTAACTATTGGCTCGGCAAGTTCGGGGCAAATGCTTCATTTCCTAATTTTGAACAAGAAATTGTTGATACACTTGTTGATATAGGAGATAATATAATTAGACAAAGAGGTGGAGATCCAAAGGACGATTCTACTGCTGGATTTGATGTGGAGTTTACAATTCCTTGGGAGAGGATTCCAAACAATCATCTATTGAGAGGAAAAAGAAAGAAAAAAGAAGAGGAAGAAGTGGTTGAATCCACTTGGAGTAAATTGAAAAAACATCAGAAAAGGGGTTGACAGGTTCGGTAGGTTCGGGTTATACTAAGAGTTCGGTTGTATAAATACCTACTCGTAAAGCGCATTACGAATTGTTACAGTCCTATCGTCTCAACTACTCACGACGGATCTGTGGTATAATACATCCAACGCAGACAAGTCGAGTCTGCTACCATCTGCGGGTAAACACTCCGCAAGTAAAAACGAGGTTTAAACAAATGATCAAATCTGTATTCGCAGCGACCGCTGCTCTGTCTATGTCCGCAGGCGCTGCCCTTGCAGGTCCCTACGTCAACGTGGAAGCGAACTCTGGTTGGACTGGTTCGGACTACACTGGTACGACAACAGACGCTCACGTAGGATACGAGGGCACTATCGGTGAAGGTGCTTCCTACTATGTCCAGGCAGGTGCTTCTGTCGTTTCTCCTGACAGTGGTGAGTCTGATACCGTTCCTTCTGGCAAGGCAGGTCTTGGTGTCGCTCTGACCGATGCACTGGGTGCATATGGTGAAGTCTCCTTCATCGGTTCTGGTTATGCTGACGTTGACCGTGGTTATGGCGGTAAATTGGGTGTTAAGTATAACTTCTGATGTAGTTCGTATGGGGGGCAACGCCCCCCTTTTTTGTATGATTCTCGAATTAATTCTTTCTCTTACTCCTATTGACTATCAGCATCTTGCTCGTACCGTACAAGTAGAAACTCCATCTGGAAATTTTGACGAGTATTGTGTTGCTGTATCAATTCTGAATAGAGTTAGATCTTCAAAATTTCCAAACACTGTTGCGGATGTAGTTTATTCTCCTGGACAGTACGAGGGACTTTTTAATCATCGTCCAGTAGCAAATCAAAGTCTAGTGAACAGGTTGCGATCTGAAGAAGGTCGTGCTAAACTGTTAACAGCATATTCTATCATTGGAGATAGGACTGACTTCAAAGGTCAAAGTATGCTTAACTATCGTGTACCATCGGAAGATCCGATGTGTGATCCCAAAGGAAACTTCTATCACTATCATTGGCAGTCATGATCAGCAAATTCAAGGCACTTATCAATAAATTCATTCCTAAAGGAGAAGAATCTAAAGTTGAATGTGCTATTGATGATCAAGTAGTATCATGCTCTGAAGTTGATAGTGTTCCATTTATTGGTGAGGACACAACCAATTATCATGATTGGATTGAAGAGGAATATGAGCAGGAACCTTACATTGGAATTCCTGCTCCTGCATACTTAGAGTATGATCCTTGGTTTTCTCCTCCTGTGTATTCTGAAAAACAGATTACTGTAAAAGAAGCATATGATCATGCAGTTGCAGATAATCAGATCCTGGAAGAGTCTGAGACTTCAGAACCTCCAGACATTCATGAAAGGATCTATCAAATTGCAACTGCTAGTTGGAACACCGTTAAGGAAACTCAAGGTGGTTCTGAAAACTTTCAGGAAGGACCTGGTGGTTGGAATTCTGGTAATGGTTGGGGACTTTACAAATGAATCAAGACTGGCGTTACAGTGAAGAAAGAATGGATGTTCGTACACAAGGACTGAATATTCTACTCAAGAAGTTTGGTTCTCAGATTTGCTCTGATGGATCTCCTAGATATTCTAATCAAAGCATTTACGAGTGTGTTCATGATTGGGTGTCACAAGGTAATATAACTACTAGTGGTATTGTCAAGTATTATGAGGCGTATTACACATGAAAAAAATTATTGCATCCTTGGTTGCTGCGGTAGCGGTTGCCCTACCTGTTCATTCAGATCCACTCCAAGAAAATGAGTATCGTACCAATCACTCTATGGGGTGTATGTTACTTCGGGAATGTACAGATGGAGTCAAACAAGTCTTTAGTCTTTTGGATATTTCTAGTCAGTATTCCAATACTTACGATTTTTATCCGGTTGCTACTGAATTCAACAACATGCTCACTCATCTTAACCGGGTCGGAGTTAATGTGTTTCTAGCAGATGAAAAATATTTTCCTGTAGGACATCGTGGAGTATATCATACGGTAAGTAATAATTTCTTCCTTAATAAATCACATATGCATCGTCCTGGTGTATTGATGTCAGTGATGCGCCATGAAGGATGGCACGCTGCACAGGATTGTATGGCAGGCACTATTAATAATAGTATGATTGCTATCATCATGCCTGAAGAATCTGTTCCTTCTTTCTGGCGTGAAATGGTAGAAAGAACATATCCTGAATCTGCTATACCTTGGGAAGCAGAAGCAACCTGGGCAGGTAAGACTGAAGGTATGACTGCCAAAGCACTTGAGTCTTGTGCTCGTGGAACTATGTGGATTGATTACGATCCAACACCTATGACTCGTGAGTGGTTGGTGGAGAAAGGATTTATTGCTAAATAAAGTTGCCTTGCTCTCTACTAATGGCGGATATAAAACCTAAGGTAGAGAAGGAAGACCACGATGAAGATAAAGGTGAAGTTCTTGGTAATCTAGTCAAAGTTGTTGTATTGATTTGGTCTGCCTCTCTTCTTACATTCTCATATGTTCGACTTCCAAATGGAAACAAAATCTTAGATTTTGATCCTACTTTCATCGCTTCGGTCTTTTCTGGATCGTTAGCTGCATTTGGTTTGAGTCCCGCTAAAAATGGTAGTTCTCCTAAGAAAGCACCTGAGATCAAAAGAAAAGAAGAACCTACTGAACCTAAGATCTGATGAAAAATGAAACTCTTTTCTGAAAAGGAAACTCAAACACCTGAGATTCCTGTACAGTCAACTCCTAAGTCCCCCTTTAAGTGGTTTGCACTTGCAGTGGGGACTTTTTTTGGTGTTGCCCATATCGGTGTATTGGGTTATTTGATTGATGATAAGTCTCCAGATTTTCCAGTCATTCAATTTCCAAGAGGAGATTATTCTTCTTATGAAGTTGAAGGTAATCGAGATGGATATAGGATTAGATATAAAGCAAATGATCCTACTGTATTGAACTCTAATAGATCTTTAGAGTTGGATCAACATAAAAAGGGATTCTTCGGTGGAAACACTGAAACTCGTAGAAGAGAATATCGTTCCGATCAATATACAATGGATGGTGCTAGAAATATGGGAGGTGCCGTTACTAACGGCGAGGGAAAGAATCTTGCAAAAAGCGAAGAGTGCATACGGGCGGACGCTGGAGCACGGTCACAAGGTGCGATGGCAGGAACTAGTATTGCTGCTGGTTTAGTTGTCCCTGCAGTTTCTAACATTCCATACATTGGTTGGTTAGCAGGTGGATGGGCAATGCTCTTGGGTCAAAAAGCAGGTTCAGAAATTGGATCCGAAATTGGTTCTTCATTCAATGATTGTTAAGTTAGCATATCAACTTATTCCTTCTACTGATAGTAATAAAGGAATATAGATAATTACATATGCCTGTATGCATATGAAAAGGTTAAACACATT